TCCTCGTCAACGCGTGTCGATTTACGAATATCGAATCGGTCAACGACGGTTATATCGAACGGCGCGCCCGCAGATATACCATGCACTTGTACGACGAAACGGTTCTTCTGCACGTCAACACAGGCAATCAGATTTCGAACTCCCACAGGAACAACGCGTTCCCCAATATCAATTGCTCGGTCTTTCAAATGTTCGGGTAGACGCTGCGCTACTTGCGATTTCGGAATGTACGGTTCTGCCAAGTCGGTGTTGTAGAATTTTTGTAGGGCTTCCTCAGAACCAGTGGTCTTGAACTCTTCTTCGGCAGCCAAATACATTGTAACCAGTTGACCCCAGTTGACGAACGCGGCGGCTACACCGCGCAGCCAAAAGGATGCAATCCGCGTTTTGCGCGGTGTACCGACCAACTCGCCCTGTCGGTTGAAATACATTCCGTCCTGAACCCACACGCCTGTTTGTTGCATTGCGTGTCGCTGGGACTGTTCGATTTTGCCAAAACATTTCGGGCATTGCAGATAGGTTGACGCTGCGATGTCAATCATGTTGGTCGCTTTCTCATCCCATTTGAGCATCGAGAACGTGCCTTCGAAACGTTCTGCGCAGTGAGGACAAGCCCAATACCATCTACGCCTATCGCCACGGTTGTATAACGCGAAAATCCCCTTTGTCGGAGGGGCTTCATGCGAACCTGCAACCTCAACCCAATTCGGGTCTTCGATTGGTCGGCTAGGGCTACTCTCAGCCAAGCACATACGATACGAACCGAATGTCGTTGTACGCTTGGCTGCCAAGTCATAAGGTGAACCATCCCCACCAATATCATCATCCATGCGGTCATAGTCGGTAAGCATAACGCGCGGAATTGGACGACCTGCTAATTCTGACACGCTGGGGTGTGCCAGTGACAGGAACACGCCGTTTTGAAAGTGTTTGTCGCTGATATTGTCAGCATCGCGGTCTCCGTTCAGCAACTCACCACATTCCTTGGTGTCGCGAAGGAGTTTGTCCACGCGGCGTTTGGAGAAGTCTCGGCTCATTGCGGACGTTGGATTGATGATTAACATATCCATTGGGTCGCCATGTATTGAAAAACCAGTCCAGTTGACAATCAACGCATCGGTTTTACCACACTGTGCAGGAGCAGCCATAATCACGCCGTCGTGTATTGGGCTACTCAACATATCCATAGGCTCAATCATGTATGGTGTTGTTGAGTTTTTCCAATAACCGACGTAAGACCCACGGTTGTTGACATATCGGTATTTCTCAGCCCATTGAGAAACAGTCAGTCGTTCTGGTGGTTGTAAAATAGACGATAATTCTACGAACATATCGGACAGACTTCCGTACTGCCCGATATGTTTAAAGGTCGTCAAGCTCGTGTTCGTCGATGACATCTACTTGTTCTCCTATTAAATCTTCATAGCGGCCAACACGTTCTTTGCGCGCGCGCTCGCCGAACTTATCAACCACTGCTTTGGCAACGCCCCCCATCACTTCGTCAAGCAACTCAACAACAAGCGTTCGCTGCTCTGGGGTAAGCGTTGTCAAACGGTCAATCGTATCGGGTATCAGTTTTACACCCATTGCAAACGTTTTGTTCAATTCCGACACAGCATCTATTACGTCGGCTGTATGCCAGTATTCCCCTGCCTCGACGAGATAGCTCAAGCGTGCCTTCTTTGCCGCCCAGAAATCCTTCTTCAATGCTATCGGGAAATGTCCTTTATGAAACACTTCCTCCCATTCCTCATCAGTCCAAACGGGCGGAACGCAAACACTCGCTATATCACGAATGGCGTAAATATCAGCTCCGTTTCGCGTTCCAGACGGCCGAATCTTTGCTTTCCTGACAAGATTCCCAAGTTCGGTGTTGTGGACGTGAAAAATCAGGGCGGCTTGTTTAATAGTCACGCCCTTACTCAAAATATCATCAATTGTCAGCGTGGCATTTGTGCCGTTTCCCAGCATTATTGCCGTGGACGCTTTTTTCATATTAGCCATGCTTTAAAGCCTTTTTCACTTTTTGTATCAAGCCAAAAAATACATTTTGCGCGTTTTGTTTACCTTCCCAGCAGGATTTTTTAACAACGACGTCGTAGGTGTTCGCGGCAAGCAAGTTGTACACAAGAACCTTATTGCTCTCCTGCCCACGTCGCGCGAGTCTCCGTAGGAACTGGTAAAACTGCCCATAACTGAAATAGACATCGTAGTTGATTACGATATGACCGCCTTTTTGTAGGTTCAGACCATGCGCTCCAGATTTAGGGTGCATTAAAAGCATTTTAATTTCACCACGATTCCATGCGGCTTTCTGCGTACCTTTCCTATCCATTTTCACTGCGTGAGGGAAATGTTTTTGCAATAAATTGAGACTTCCTTGATGGTAATATGCAATCAAGAAATTTTCCTCTGGATAGCGCGCCATTAACTCACGCAATGCCTCTATTTTCGCAGTGTGTAGGTAATGAATAGTTCTATCCTGTACAATACTACCGAAGTCATTGATACTTTCTTCACTGTCGTAAACAAAACCAGCGCAAATTTGCATCATCTTCTGCAACACAGATACTGCTTGTTCAGCCACAATAGTAGAACCACCAATGTCAATAATTCCTGCGTCACTCATTGTATTATACAATTCCCTTTGTTTTTCGGGCAAATCATACAACACATCTTCGATAATGTATGGTGGAATATCCTTCAAATAATCTTCCTGTTTCATGACGAGCGTTATATCAGAAATCAGGCGGGTTATTTCATCTTCGGCACCCTGTTTTAAAGTGATTTTGTAGTTATATGGGTTTACATTAAAGTATCGCTCCTTGTACTCGGTCATTGTTCTACCAAGGCGTTTACCGCCGTCGAGCAATTTAATCTGAGCGAACAAACCAAGGTAATTTTCGGCCGCTGGTGTTGCAGTAAGTTCGTAGAAATGAGTGGTTTTGTGCTTGATAGAGTCCAATGCCTTCCAGCGTTTTGTGGTTGCGTCTTTAATACCGTCGCTTTCATCATAGATAACACAGTCATAAATCCAATCTTCAGTACCCCACGCATTTACCAGCCATTCGACCATTTCATGATTGATGATGTGTATCACCGTAGGATATTCACGCTCATATTTGCGAATCTGAATACCTGCGGCTTCTACGCGCGCCGTTTCAGTAAGCCATTTGCGATATTCCTTCTCAACAGCACTCGTTGTTTTCTGCAACAACTCATGTTGCTCCGCTTCTGATATATTCTGATTGTTTTTCAAAAACTTATTTAACCTAGTGTTCACTTTTCGGCTAATTTTACGCAAGTCCTTTTCATCAAATGGTCGATTTTTCGCGTTTCGGGCGTATTCGTTCACCGCTTCGGTAATGTGTTCGGCACGCACCAATTTGTAGCTGAGTGGGGCGGAAAACGACCATTTTTGAATCTCATCGCCCCATGTTTGGTTGGCTACCTTCAACGGGGCAATAATCAGCACTTTGTTGATTTTGTCATCATCTACCAAGTCCCGTATCAACTTCAAGCATATTGCCGTCTTACCCAATCCTGTGTCGATAAATAACGCACTTCTTGGATTCTTCTTCAAAAAGTCGATTGCCGTAAGTTGATAGTCATCCAAGTGATGCTCATGCAATTCCACGTTATCAAAACGCGACTTCAATTTATCTAAATATGACATCTGCTTCCTCCAGTGTTGAAACCACATAGACTTTCGCACCGTGATTTCGCATGGTTTCGATTACTCGTTCTTGTTCTGGTTGCAAAACACCTGCGTCGTTTTTGAACTCGACATAGATGGTCGTGCCGTTTTTGATAAACAGTCTGTCGGGGAAACCGTTTATGCTGGCTCGTTCAATTTTGACTTGAAACCAGCCGCGCTTTTCGGCAAGCAGGCGGCTGGTTTTTTCTATGCGGCTTTCACGCTGACTAATGTTTTTCACTTGCGCTTACATTTACCGCAGACCCGACTATCTGCTGGTAACTCATCGGCATAAATCCATTCGTCATGGCGGTCTTTGAGACGCGCTTCACACAGCGCGTCTTTGGTTGACAGGTCGATACGATGCCATGTCTGCTGACCATCACGACGACCCCATTTAATACCACCACCTTTAACAAGACCGAATGCACGAGATTCCTTCGGAAAACCTCTTACACCCAATCGCTCAAGCATGGAATATGCCTCGCGCACATACCAATTGTAATCAATATCCGATGGGAATTCGTCTGGTAAATCCATTGCTGGCATTGCGCCTTTGGTCAGCGGGACATTGTTACCTTTCGCGTTCACGATAGTCGTCTCAGTCCGCGTAGAATAATACCAACGTACAACCTTGCCGAGATACTGACCGTCTTTGTACGCACCACCTTTCACCTGCTGGAAATTCGTGAATTTGAGGAAGTCCATACAACTCTCAATGCTCTCACGAATAGGCACGTTGCGTTCGAGATATGCCATAACAGCCTCGATACAAACTTGACCATTACCCGATTGACTCAGACCGCGTTCAGCGTAGTCGCCTTTGCGTTTCCATTTGAGTTTCGTTTCGCCTCTAGATGGGGCTTTGAGCGCAAGGTAGCTGTTCACGGACTGGCTGTAGATTGCCAGATATTGAGTAAACTCCATGTTGAACCCTGTTTCGATTTCCCACAGGTGAATTTCACGCTCGGCTTTCCAGAAATCCTTTTTCTTGCCGTAAATCACGATACCATCCGTATTGGCGGATACAATACGCAAGCCCGCCTTCTCAATGCGCTCAATAAGCATCAATAGACAAAGCTGACCCGTGATGGTCACTTGAATCATCATTTTAGGGCTATATAGGAAGCTATAAATTGATGACAGTTTGCCGAATGAGCCGTTCAGAACAATCTTGTATGTGTTACAGATGGTCTGCTTCTCTGGTAGTTTCTTCCATTTAGCACGGTCATCGCGGAACCGCGTGTAGTTGCGCAGGAACGGAAGACCGCAGTTCTCAGGATAATAACCACCGTTGATAATGATAGATGGATAATACGACGTTACGTCCGCATCGCAAATGATTTCGTCCTCAGCGGCGATAACAGCCTGCCCGCTTTCATTCGAATGCAGACCGCCAATACCCATTGTGTAAAGACCCTTACCAATCTGAATCTTCATGGAAGCGAGTTCCTGCGGCATTTTCACATGACCAGAGGGTTCAATTTCAAATATGGTGCGCTTCAACAAATCATGCAAATCTTGAAGCGTTGGATGCTCGAAATAAACGAAGTCGGGGATATCGTATTTGAATCGACGCTTAATCGAACTCAGCTCAGGCTTGTATATTTTACGACCACGGTCTTTCTCGATGACGTGTTTAAAAATAGCTTCACCGACCTGAGCATCGGACTTAGACCGAACGTCGATTTTATACTGCTTCGAAATCTCGATACGCAAATCAACCTGCGCTTTAACCGTCTCATATAAGCGCAGAGTGTTTGCCGTGTCGTTGTCGCAGTATTTGGCGATGTCGTCCATCTCAATCAGCGACAATGTTTTGTCGGCATCAATCGGGAGGTCTTGAAGCTTCTGACATCCAATTCGAGCGGCATATGCCTTCAGGCTCAACGTCCCTGTCGGAATTTCGAAAATATCAATGTGTTGCATATATGATGGGTAGTCGAGTTCATACAAGCGCATGAATTCCCACGAGCGCAACGATTCACGCTTCTGCTTCTTGCCATTCTCGTCAATGTAGTCAGCACCAATCAACAAGTCAGAGGCTTCTTTAAGCTCGGCATTACTAACGCCTTGCAGCGCGTACATGAGCAACGGCATATCATAATGATTTCCGTTGAATGTGATAACCGTGGACGAACGCAACCATTGCCGAATTCCTGCTGTGTCCAGCTTATTGGAATCGTTGCGCATTTCAAAGTGTTTTGTTTTTTCTGGATTTAAGGTGTCGCGGAATGCGACTAAGAAGTAATTGGGATAACATTCAATATCCATGATTACGACATTTGAGCGATAGTCAAACATGATGGATTTTCCTTTTGTGTTTGGTTAGGCAACAGCAGCCATTTCGGAAGTGAGCTAATACCAACAGATAATAAAATACCCAGCAGGGAATATTCTGCTGGGTGATTGCGACGAGTTTAGAATTCGTCGTCTTCAGAGTCCCAATCGGCGTCATCACCCTCATTGACACCGCTCGAGCCGAGTTTCAAATCAGTTTGCTTGTTGTGTACCTGTACAGCGTGAAGGTTGAGGGTCATACCTGCGCCAAATTTCTGATTCTTCCAACCGTAGAAGTCGAACAGAATTGTCATGTGACGACCGTTGCGATTCAATTCTTCGATTTCTTCCATGTCTTCAGGGACGCGGCGGTTCAGTTTAGTACCCGCGCTGTTACGCACGGCAGGAGGGAAATTTTCGTTAGCTGAGAATCGGATACGATAATGGTCAGAGATATCGCTATCTTCAGGAAGATTTTTCACGCGACTGCCATCGAGCAAGCAACGGTTCTTGACGGCAACATCTTCCCAGTCTTCGCCTTTAGCCATGTGTTGGCGAATCAAATCTTCCAATATTTTGATTTCTTTGGCATGTTCTTCTTTGTTCAAGAAGGCAGTCAAAGAAAATTTCGGCGCAGCGCCTTCTTCAAATGGTTTCGGATGGTCGATACGAGCATACCATGTGGGTACATTCTTCAACATAATTGTGCCGTCTTTGTATTCCACCAAACAACCAACTTTGCGTACATAATTAGACATTTTAATTTCCTTAAACAGTAAAAGTTACGCGGACTTTCTTTTGTTTGCCGTCCACACGGTAGCAAATAACTGGTCAGAGTGGTAGGACTCGAACCTACGACCTCGTGCTTCCAAGGCACGCCATCTACCAACTGATATTACACTCTGGTTATAGGCGGATGACTGCTTTGGCGAGCAGTGCTGGTATCGAAAGGAGCGAAAAAGCTTTACCAGACAACATCCATAAACTGAAAGGCGTTTGATTTGAAAGAGTGGCGCCCACTTCTCTTTATTCATCGAATTTTGAATCTAAGTCGATAATACTCAGCGCAGGTCTCTTATCTCCGACTGGTGCGATAGTAGGTCTCCCACTAGAGTCGTCAATCATTTGACGCAAGGACTCAAAGTCGATTTTATGGCTTTTGCAGAGTTTTTCGGCTTGAGCCACACTAACAAGTTGCCTTGGCTGGAAAATATCCAAATCAAATACTGTATCTTGCTGGATTAATTCAATAACATGGGTCTCGTCAACCCACTTCCGAGTTTTCCTGCCACTGACTAACTTGTATGAGTGCATTTTACCGCCTTTCATGGCGAAGTCAAGCAGTTTTTTCTCAATTTCAGTGAAGAAAGATGTAACTATTTTGATTTTGCTATAAATCTTTTCGACGTCATCCATGCTCAATTCGTCAACTTCTGGTAGTTTTGCAAGATAGGTGTCGTTAGCAATTCGCTCTGAAACAGGTTCTTCGGCGTCAAATTTATCACCAATAAGCTCTTCAATATAACGCGCTTGTGCTGGACATTGCGCCTTCACACGACACCAGCGGCAGCCTTTCTCAGTAACCACGCGCTCGGAGTTTGGGTTGAGAGCCTCTTTAGCGCGCTCTTTAACGTACTCTCCAAAAGCCAGTAGCTCATCGACACTAATTTCCCATGTTGAAAAATGATTCAGCCTTGGTTGGCAGATTCGCATCTCAACCGTCTTGAAGTCATACAAGAAGCCAAAGTCATGCAGCACACCGAGTGCGTATATTTGTAACTGGGTGTTGTCCTCCGCATCAACACTAACGCCCATGCCGTATTTCAGGTCGGTTATTGTCAGCTTATCATCGGTGCAACAAACGTGGTCGGGAGTGCCTTTTTGGTTTGGAATAGAAGTTAAATGGCTAAAGTCAACCTTGACCTCCACAAACTTATCGCCTTCTTGGTCATTACACCAGTTGACGTACTCCGCCACATAATCAAGCATCTCGTTCGTCACCTCAATAGGGAACCCATTGACTGTTCGAATATCACCAAGATATTGAATTGGTCGCTTACCTGTATTCAACCAAATCTCGGCCATCTCATGTGCCACGGTTCCTTCCGCCGCTGCCTCTGACGAACTATCGCCTTCTGTCGAACGGATTGCTAGATTTGCCAGTAGACTACCCGAACAATTCAACCACATCTCACTCGAACTCGGAGAGAAAATGGAATGTCCGTCTAGTTTGATTTCAGTAATTTTCATAAAAAAAACCTCAAAAAAAAGAGCGGCTAATCCGCTCTTTGTCCGAATTACAAATCTGCTTCAGATTTAGCAGCTTCTTTAGCGGCAACCAATGCCTCGTAGAGCTTGTCGTAATTCTCAGTAGGGACATCGGCTGTTTTAGCAGCACCGCCTACTTCGGCGATGATTTCCTTGGCTTTTTCGAGATGCTCACGACCCAGCACGCCGAGTTCTTTGGCAGCAGTCTTCACATCGTCGAGAGAGTGTTTTGGAATAACAGGTTCGTCTGCTTTTTCTTCAATCACGTCTTCTTCCATTTTGGCAGCGCAGGCATCAATTACGTCTTGATACTTGTTTTCAGGAGTACGTTTCACACCAGCTACACCAGCTACGTCTTTCAAGATTGCCTTAGCTGCGTCTGCGCCGTGTTTAGCCTTCACATCAAGCAGTGCTGCTTGAACCATATCCATGGTGATTTCGTCACCATTGTCTTTCGCTGATTCGGTAGGAGAATCGGCTGCTTCTTCGCGTTCTTCAGCAGATTCTTTCACTGCTTCTTGTGAAGGTTTTTCTTGCTTCAATGGCTGACCTTGCTGAGACAACAAGGCGTTTGTGTTGCGGTCGAGGGCTTCGGTTAAAGCGACCATAATAGCGGCGAGTTGGGTAAATGTAACTTCTTTCATTTTAAGCTTCCTTATGTTTGGGTTAATAAACAAGTTTTGGTTTAGGAGATTACATACTACCGTGTTTCACAGCATTATGCAACATTTTTTTTTATAAATCGTCCAATTCGGCATCATCCACCCCATCTTCGAACTTTTTGTCATACTCAAGCTCTGGATTAGTCGCTTCAGCAACATATTGGCGTATTGCAGCAGACAACTTCACCGATGCGTTTTTGAAACGGTTTGGATTTTTAGAGTAAATCGTATGTAGATAGGATTTGTCGATTTCTGGTATCCGAACAGCATTGACTACAAGCTCATAACCAAGTGGTATCAGATACTGCTGCCAGCGGATATAAGCATCCTTGAAGTTTTTGTCAGCCAATTTAATTTGACGGAAATACTTAACATCCAAAAACTCTTCACACAAGAATGGGTCGTCGTTCTTGGCAACAATCTCAAGCAACTCCTGTATCGACTCTGGCATATTCTCACCAATCAGTCGTTGACGGGACACTGTTCTCGGCGCGTCGTAATAAGACAGGAATTCGTCACTGATTTTGACTTGGGTTCGGAAGTATTTGCGCAGCGCGCCCGCGTGGTTTTTGTAAGTGTTATGCAAGTCTGGGTAATATTTCGGATTATCTTTCTTGAATTGCTCAATCTTACTGGCTTCCTGCCAGCGCGAGTAAATGGCAAAGATGCGGCGGTCAGATGAATCAATCGGCAATGCTGCCAGTCGGTTACTCAAAAACAGATAGTTTGCCGTGTTCGGTACGTTAATCTCGTCCTTACCTTTAGCAATCATTGCGATTGTCGGGCTGGCAATGATTGTTTTGAGTTTGTCATAAATCTCAACACCCTTAACACCAGCTAAATGCACCTCTTCTACGGTGCCAAAGCTGAGGTTGGTCGCCCATTTAGTAAAGCCAGACTTCATTGCGTCCTGCGATACGATTTTAGCGTTCTCCTTGCCAATCATGGCTGAAATCAAGTAATGGAAGAACGATTTACCGTCACCGCCGACGCCGTGCAGAAATACCGCCCAACCTAGGGTATAACCAGTATATTGAACCTGATACGCAACCCATTGACGAAAGATTTCGCGTTCACGAGGGTCTTCAATCATATGTTCAAAGTGTTTTTCGACCAGTTCAATGGCTTCCAAATCGCCTTTTGAGAATACCGCTGGTTCATCTGGTACATTATCGCCATTGTAGGCGTTTATGTATTGGTACTTCGAGCGTTCGCTGAACTTGAACAAACCACCCATCGTAGGCATATATACTGCGTCGATAACCTTTGGAATTTTGTAAGCGCGCAAAGCCAAGTCTTGTGGACGCATTTTCATCGACATCGCATTAGGTACCGAGTGGTAAATCAGTGTATCAAACGATGCTGGCGATACGGATAGACGCTCTTTTGTGTCATAGAACTTGTCTCCGTTAAGGACATACACCCATTTCTGCATATATTCGGGCGTCTCGAATTGTTCAATGGCTTCAGTGAGCGTTTTTCGCACCGCGCTCATGCTGATTTTTTCACCATACAAACGGCTGTATGTTCGGGCAATAATATGTTCAATGGCATTTTGTTGCGCCATGTTAAATCGGTTGTAAGATGCCTCGACAACGAGTTCATCATATTTACGAACGTCATCACATTCGTCAAACATCTGCTTCAGGTTTTCAAAAGTCTCGGCGAAGTTTTCATTTTTTGCCAAAGTATAGTAATCATACAAAACACTTGCGAATGTGATAGCGTTTGCTCGGTTGTTACGAAAACTCTTCCACTTGGCGCGCAGATGACTATCTTTGATGTCATACGGCTTGCCCGTAGACGGGTCTATTGCTTTCCTTGACCAATTCTTCCAAATTTGATAGCCCTTTTCAGAGTCGTCAATTTGAAATTTGATTGCCTGCCCGATGCTTACCCATTTTTCATAGCTGTCATAAAAACCCTCAGTCAACGAGTTCACAATCTCTTCCACTCGCTTATCCGAAATTTTCACCTGCTTCGTGTCGTTATAAAGGGCATGGTCTTCGTCATCCTCAATATCAACACCATCTAGCCCAACTTTATGCAAGTTGCTGACAGAAATGCGCTCATAATCGTTTCGATACATCAAGTCATCGAAGTATCGAAAGAGGGGTTGAACCATTTCTGGTTTGAATGTCGGCAAATCCTTAACTCCTTCAATATCGAGTAGGGAAAAGTCATTCTCCCATTCATAATGTAAACCCTCCTCTTCAGGATAATCCCCGAATGCAACAAATTGCCGATGTCCATCTTTGCTGTTATTCAACAACTCAATTTGCATTCGACCATACTTCTCTGACCACCAAACAGACGACACAATTTTGCCGATGTGCTGTGATATGTAACACGGGATTAATGCTTTTGGTTTCTTACCCCGACGAACCATGATTTTATCGGTTGATAACATCGAACGCACATATTGAATAAGCTCTCGCGCCGCATGAGGGTCTAAAACGTCGATGTCGATTGCGAGCAAATGATTGCTGGTGACAACACCGAGTCCTGCCTTATCACCAAATTGCTTGAGCATCTTTTTATAAGACTCTTCCGTCTGTGGGAGGTTCTCCCAACTGATTCCATCTGGGAATTTCTTGCCGTAAGTAATTGGCACAACCTCAAATCCGCGCTTCATTAGCGGCAATGCTGTGTCTTTATAGTAACGTTTGGTCATTTTTTTTTTCACTTTCCTATTAAATAGAGGGATTTGATGCGATTGTAGGTCGAAATCAACTTTAACGTCAAGCAAACTATTTCGGTTTACATATGTAAAGTAAAATTAACAAATAAGTTGCTGGTGTTGAGTCTGAAAACTCAAAAATTTTCCATTTATGTGTGTTCGGAAATTCCAATTTTGGCAAAATTGGAAAATTTTTGAGTTTTGGAAATTCACTTTTTCCAAGTTTTTTTTTTTAATTTTTAAAAAATACTTATAAATTCGTCGTAGATTCATTAACATGTTAAAATGAGAGTAATTCTCAACAAAAAAAAATTTGTACTTTTTTTTGCCCTTTGTTAGGACGTAATTTTGTTTTTAACAGATTTTTTTTTGAAAAAAAAATACAAATAACAATAAAAATCAACAACTTCCAATTTTTGTAATTTGTCAGGAAAAAACGGTCATATCTCTATACATAACGTAATATATACGACTTATATTTTTATTATCTCTCTCTCTCTCTCT